TGAATTGGGAAACAAACTATGCTTGAGAATATTCTCCATAGACTTCAGAAGGTTATCAATGGATTCGTCACGTGGATCTCAAGTAAGCGGCATGTCAAGAGCATTTGGGGGCGTGGCTGTCATCATTCTAGGTGCCATTGGCTTGTATTACCTCTATCAATATCTCTTTACGGCGTCAGGGTTGGCCTCGGCTTCACTCATCACGACAGCCATTCCTGCAAACACCGTTCTTGACTTGTATCCTATCCCTCAACCCTATGAAGGCGGTGAATATTCCGTCTCATTTTGGATGTATATTACGGCATTTAAGGACACTCTTGCGATGAGTAAGCACATCCTTGAAATCCGTGGTGCGTCATCCTCTACGCTTGTTGTAGGACTCAGCTCATTCACAAGCAAGTTGTTGGTGCGTGTCAATTCAGCTGGACCTACGGCATCAGGTGCCCTTACACCAGACAAGATAAAGACTATGTTCAAGAATGTAGATTTACCTTCCGGTTTACAGGACAATCTAGAACTCTGCGATCTTCCCGAGGTAAGCCTCCAGAAGTGGGTCTGTGTTGCAGTTGTCTTGAGTGGAAAGTCATGCGATGTCTACATGGATGGCAAGCTCAACCGTTCTTGTGTCTTGCCTAACTACTACAGAGTAGACTCTAAGGGCATGAAGATGAAGTTGCTCGACTTTGGTGGTTTCGAAGGCTACCTCGGTGATGTCTCCACATACAACTATGCACTCAATCCCGATCAGATTTACCGCATGTATATGATGGGCCCGACTGATAACCAGTCAAGCTTCTTTGGATGGCTCAAGAACATGTTCGATGTTCAGGGCCAGGTCACCTACAAATACCCGACACCTGCTATCCAATATGCGAAGGCTCAGGTTAACTTTAGTGCCTAAATATATAGACTTATCTATTAAACCTCTGGTTGTTTGTTTCTTAAAATTAACAACTAACGGTAGAGATGTCAGACGCTATCAATTCAGATTCAGGAATTGTGGGCCTCATTGCAGGAAAAGGATTTTTCCAACAGGTTCTGCTTGTTCTAGTAACACTAACTGTTCTCTTTTTCCTGTTTGTAACATTTGAGTATCTTGTTATTTCAGTCATGAGAATGGGAAGCAAGAGTGTTGAATTAATGCCTTATACGGTCGCTGCTGAGGACAAGCAGTATGTATTCACACAGGATACAAACAAGGATCCTTTTGCGAAGCAGATCCTCTTTTCAGACAATGAGAGAAGTGGCACGGAGTTCAGTTATAGCTTTTTCTTATACGTGAATCCTTCGACCTTTTCTGGCGATGATGTTCTGAAGCATGTGTTCCACAAGGGCTTTGCGACACCTTGGCCTCTTCTAGGCCCCGGTGTTTTCGTGAAGGGCGATTCAAATACTCTACGCGTTATCATGAACGCCTACAAGGGCCCGATGACCTATATCGATGTTGAGAATATCCCTGTGAGAAAGTGGTTCCACTGTGTTCTCGTCTGCAGAAAGAACAGTCTCGAGGTGTATCTCAACGGAAACCTCATCAAGAAGTTGCCGTTTGAGGGCTCTATGCCTTACCAGAACTTCCAGAATGTTACCCTGTTTAGCACATTGAACTTCAGCTTGAGTGATAAGAAAACGGTGTCACTTGGCGGCCCTATTCGCTTCAACGGTGCATTCAGTGGTAACTTGAGCAACCTCATCTACTTCGCCTATGCCCTGTCTTACACAGAAATCCAGGCCTTAGTAACGAGGGGTGTCTCTTCAAAGGCATTGTCAAAGTCACAGGATATGCCCCCGTATCTAACGGACACCTACTGGACGACAAGTTATCAACAGAGGTAAATAATAAGTATCTAAATCCTTCTACCCTTTCTCTTAGTAGAGCAAGGGAAGAATGACAGGCGGCGGTTTATTAGCACTCGTGGCCTATGGCACACAAAACGTTCTTTTGAGCGGAAACCCTGAAATGACCTTCTGGTATAAATCGTATCGGCGGTATAGTCATTTCAGCCAAGAGTCTGTAAGTTTCGCACTTGAGGGCCCAAATGAACTTTTCTGGAATCAGCCCATTAAACTCCGAGCGAAACTTCAACGTGTTGGAGATCTAGTAAGCGACTTGTATTTCACATTTCGTGTTCCTGATATTTACAGTAAGGATGCATCAGGTAATCGTTCTTCTTCAACACAGTATCAGTATCAATGGGTTCGGTATCTAGGAGCCGCTCTCATTCAGAATGCCGCGTTTTATGTGGGAGGCCAGAAGATTCAGGAGTTTGATGGAACGTATCTTCTTGCCAAAGCCTTGGCTGATTATGATCCAAATACTTTTGAAAAGTGGAGAGTGTTGGTGGGTGATGTTCCAGAACTTACCACTCCTGCGACAGGACTTTATACAAGTGGAACAGGTGGATATCCGACGGTCTATCGAAACACCTCACTTCCTCTAGGATCTCAGACAAATAGGCCCTCTATTGCGGGTCAGGATGTCCATGTTCCTCTTTCATTCTGGTTTAGTGATGCAACTTCACAGGCTCTTCCTCTTGTTGCCCTACAGTATCACGACTGCGAGGTTCAACTCACGCTTAATTCGATACAGGACCTCTATACAATTGCGGATGTCTCAGGAAATCGTGTAAATCCTGTGTATAAACTTCTGTCAAGTCAATCAAGTCTACAGCAGAATATACCTGAGTATGTAACAACTGATGAGACAAACGTGGATTGGCGTAACTTTGCGACTGACATTGGTTCCTCAGTCCCTATCCTCAATGGCTGGTTTTTAAATCCGAGGCTTCAATGCACCTATGTCTATCTAGCGGATGAAGAACGAAAGACATTTGCCTCAAATGCGTTGTCTTATTTGATTCCTCAAACGACAATCTATGCATTCCCTGGACTCTATACACGTCAAACGCTTGATTTGTATACGCACAATCCTGTGAGCAGACTTCTGTTTGTTCCGAGACGCAGTGACAGTCTACAGAATCGTAATGACTTTGCGAATTTCACAAATTGGTGGAACTATCCTATCGCTCCTTATGTTCCGACACCTGGAGCTCCTACTGGTGCATCTTCTTCAGGAGTTCTTTTACCACAGGGCCAACTCAACATTCTGAGAACTCTTCGTGTTCTGAGTGACGGAAATGAGATCCAGGAAGAAAAGCCGATCGAATATTTCACCAAGATTGTTCCATGGAAATCACTAGAAGGTCAGCAGAATACAAAGATTCCTGTGTATAACTTTGCCTTACACTCACCAAGCACGCAGCCTTCTGGATCTCTCAATGCAAGTCGTATCAAGAATTTCCAGGTTGAAGTGGATGTCTGGCCACTGCCTGCAAATACAACCTATGTCTACAATCTGACGATTTATGTAGACAGTTTGAACTACTTTGTTGTTGAAGGAGGTATGGGTGGTGTCAAATATGCCTTGTAATTCTATTCTATCTAAATAGGAAATGGACTACGTGATTGTAATTCCATCATATAAACGGCAAAAAATCCTACAGGAAAAGACTCTCACAACTTTACAAAAATATAAGATCCCGAAAGAGTCTATCTATATTTTTGTTGCAAATGAGGAAGAATATGCAATTTACAAGGAGTTCCTGGATCCGAACACATACGGTCATTTAATTGTAGGAGTTCCTGGCCTCGCATCTGTAAGGAACTTTATTTCCAATTATTTTCCGAAAGGCAAGAAACTTGTGAGCTGTGACGATGATATCCGCGGATTTATTGAATTCGATGGAACAAAGAAACGTCATGAAAAAGAGCTGGTAAGTCTGAAAAAGCTGATTGAGCGTGGATTTAAGGAATGCGAGAAAAAGGGAGCAAACCTCTGGGGTCTCTATCCATCAGCAAACGGCTTTTTCATGAAAGATACAGTGAGTTATGATCTGAAGTTCATCATTGGTAATTTCTTTGGCTACATCAATTTCAAGGATGATAGAAAGCTCACAGTTACCACAGGCCCGAAAGATGACTATGAGCGTAGTCTTCTTTTTTACAAGGAAGATGGTGTTGTAGTGCGATTGAACTTTGCCGCTGCAAAGACATCCATTTATACAACACCTGGAGGTCTGCAGGATGGAAAACGACTCACCCGAGTCAAAAAGGATGTTTCGGGTCTACTCAAGAAATATCCAGACTATGTTGTATTGAATCCTAGACGTAAAGGACCGTTTCCTGAAATCCTTCTCCGTAATAAAACACGGAAAAATCATAAAGAACCTGAATAGAGATGAGCCTAGCTGATTCAATAAGTAGAGGTATCGATTCGGCAACGTATAATCCTGCAGCAGAAAAGGCCGCTGCTGAACGTGATGCTGCTGCTTTGCCGTCAAAGGAAAAATTCAAGAAGCTTTTGACACAAGTGAAGGCCGCTGTAGACACTTTGATTTCAAATAATACGATGTCATCTACATCCCTTCCTAAATTTAATGATTTGATTAAGACAAATACGGATTTTGTAACGACATCTGCATCAGCTGCGACCTGGGATCAGAGAAGTCAGTTGCTCAAGGATACAGAGGCTGATTTAACAGCGTCTAATACAGCAATCTTGAATCTCGAATATATCGCGAGAACTGGACCTAAT